CTCTACTCCTAACACTCCTAACTCCGACCTTGCTTCCGTTGCACACGTCCTCAATGCTGAACCGTCACATGTAGGATTCCTAACTTCTGAAGCTCGGCCAACTGCACCCCCCTCTGCTGCTGCCCCAAGTCGGCCTGCCTTATTGCCCACTCCTAACCATCCGCCTGGTCTTTATCTTCTGCCACCCTCAAAGGTCGCCCACGGCAAGAAACCGAACATCCAGAAGGATAAGCCGGCACCTGGCAAGCGTGCGACACGCTCGGACCGTCGAAAATCGGACACCCAAAGTAAAAATGAGAAAATTTCCGAAAACACAAACGAAAAGCCCGAACTTCCCGATCCTTTCGTGGTCAAGCCGCCTGAACCGGTTGCCTATGCTGTCAACATTTTGACCGATCCCCTTCCTGTACAGTTCAAATCTCTTGATACTCCTGCCGCTCGCGAATATTTTGTCAAGAACTTTGGATGTAAGACCCCCTTTTACTTTTCGAATGCACCCTACGAACACGGCATCATGAACCTAACTCGTTCCCTCGCTGAGAATTACGTTGCGCACAGTGCACGCATATTCCGCAATGGGGTTCCTGAACTCTTGAAGATCGTTAATGTCGAGAGTTGTTCCATACGTATGCCGTACACCAATGTGCACACTACACGACCCATGATCACTGCTCACGACTATCATCGTGCCATTCATGCGCCTGTCATCAATCGTTTGACTCGCCTTCCCATTGAATGCAACCACGATATCTTCGAGGAAGCCAAGTGGGCCGTTTCGAATCCTGAAGGGTATCTGGATGAGGCCTTAGGGACCCTGACCGCAAGGCTCGACCTCACTCCTGTTCCCCAAGCTGTTATTTCTCATTGCCCGTGCACCACCACCCCAGATGTCTATCTTTTCACACACAACTTGTACTATCGTGACATGGACGAAATCCTACTGCTCTTGCGGCGTAAAACCAAACCACACCGTTGTGGCCGTGAAAGTTGCCTTCAATCGCATCCGATCATTATTGGCATCCTTCACTTCTATCGCAAGCCATTTGGATATGATACCGTCCACCCCGATCTTGGAGATTGTTACGATGGCCATCCTGAATGTTTTTGGATGACTGAGGGCGCCAATATTGTGGTTACATCTGCTGGCAATCACCACAGCTACTCCTATCCTTGGGCCCGCCAAAATTTCTTGCGTGACAAGAACTACTGGCAGTCCTCGGCTGCGGATGGCATATCTTGGTCTGAGAAAACCTCTTTTGGGGATGCGCATGTTTTAATGTTCATGTATGCGCCGAGTGATGTGACGACCCTTGACCCTCGCAGTACCCTTGACATTCGTCATGAAGTGCAGGTTGCCGCTGAGCCCAAGACCGTCGACAATGTTATGCAAATTGCCGATGGAGCTCGAACTATACCTATTCCAATTGCCACGTATCGTGGTGCAGCTTTATTGGGCGTTGCCTCTAAACGCGACGCCTCTGATGCTGCTTCCATTGGGCGCATGATTCACCGCAATATTACTTCCCATCCAACTCCTGGCATTGCCAACATGACTGCCAACGATGTTGTTTCAATTGCCAATCATGCCATGTTCGCGACTTTGGACACCGAGACTTCTTCCCGACTTAAACATCTTCCAAACCCTTTTCAACTCTGGCGACACCGGGCCGTCATGGCAGCGAACAGCGCATACGGCCTTTGTGTGCTGGTATTGGTGGCCTTATACTTGCTTGCCTTGCCTTCCGTTCTAGTTTTGACTATTTGGCATTGGCACGAGTTGCACTTTTTGGCCCGGTTTGTCCTGATGAACGTTGTTTGTCTCTTGTTTGCTCCAATCTTTGTTGTCATCGCGCTCAACTCTTCCTGGTGGAAACGCATCCCGTATGCTGCACGCCTGTATCCTGTCTGGTTCGCACCGTTGGTGGAGACCATTCTTGGACGGGTTTCCATCCTTGGCTTTCCCTTGGCTTTACTATTCAGTTCGATGGAGATCTACATGCACCCTGATCCTGCGGTTATTGTCCCCGCCCTAATCCACTTTTGCTTGCTATCCTTGCCGCTCCCTCTTGCTATCATTGTCCACTATTTATACAACCACGTGGTTGAAACTTGGAGACATCGTTACTCCGTTTGTCTCGCCAACACGCCGTTCCCATTCGAGCAATCTTGTTTTGCCCTATTGCGCATCGTGACCCCTGTGTTTTCATTGGTGATTCGGCCTTTTCGTGCCACCCGTTTGCACAATGCCATCGACGAAGAAAAATCCGTCCTTGCCAACTTTCTAGACAAGTTTCCACCTTGTTCTGAGAAGATTGGGCTATGGCAGTGTGGCCCGGTCACGAGAACCCCTCCGATCATCTATCGAAAGTGCGTGCACAATGTCATCAGTGCCATTCTTGGCCGGCATTACAAGTACCCGACTCGTCGTCAGGATACCGAGCTTCATTGGCGACGGCTCTTCAACTACTGGCTGATCAATTTCTACCCCGTTCTGCTTCCATGCATGTTACAAGTTGCACAATTGACAGCCCGTTCTTGGATCATGAAGTTCCCTAACAAGAGGCGCCTGGCCTTACTTGCTGACTACCAAGTTCATCATGGTATTTTTCAGGATGCTTACTTTCTTCCGCGCTACAAGCACCCCGACGAGCCCGGTCCACCCGAACCTTACCTGTCTCAACCTGTTCTGGAAGGTTTTACCAAAATCGAGAAACTCGCTGGTGCCGCATGTGTTGAAGACTCTGACTGTCCTGATTATTCTAGTCCATACTGGCACGTCGCCAATTTTAAGGCAAACAGGCTTATTCAGTCTTTCACCAAGGATCTTGCAATTGCCATGGGCCCGTGGGGCAAATATCTCGCCGACGTTCTTAAACTTGCTTACAATGGCACGCCTTTACCTTTCCTACCCACTGTCCGCATTTATGTCACTTCCGGCATGAACGCCGATCAACTCAGTGCTGCTTACAATGATGCCTTGATCTTTGTCCCTCGGCCAAAAGGCGTCTGCGGCGACATGGAAACTTTCGATGCAAGCAAGAGTGATACTTGCTCTACCGAATTCGAACAACCTTCCCTCAACAAAATGTGTTTCAACCATCCCGATGTCAAACTTGCCCTAAAGCATGACAACTTAACTCATGGGCGCGTCGGGAGGCCTGGTGAGCCATATTACGTTGAATATGTCGCTGTGGATGCCCCGCCAAACCGGCATACAACCAAGGAGATGAAGCTCAATCCTGATTCCAGGTGGTACGGCCTTACCCCTAAGCAGGCTGCCGCCAAAGCTCGACTTGAGTGTCTTGATGTGGTATGTGAAACATCATATGAAATCACGTCTGGCACTACCAAATCTGGCAGCTTTAAGACTTCCCCTGGTAATACTGGCGTCACCGTTACCCTCAATGTTGATCGCCTTTCATCGGTTTTCGATCTCAAGAAGGTCACATTCAACGCCGTCCTCTTCGTCAACGGCGATGACTTTTTCTGGGTCGTCCCGTCTGAGTTTGCTGACACTTTGGGCCATTGTCTCACTTCCACTGCGCCATACTTTGGCCTCAGTTGCAAAATTGATGTCCACGACATCGACAACATCGATTTTTGTTCAGGGACCTTTTACCCAAGTTCCCACGGTTATAGTTTCGCCACACGCCTCGGCCGTCATTTCGTCAAGGCGTACTGGGCTGATATGCCCCGTGGCAACCGTGACCGGAAGAACTGGGCAAGGGCTGTCGCCCTTTGCGGCCTAGCCGACATGTCGTTTATACCCCTAGTGCGTGTATTGCACGAACGGGTGTTGTTCTTGACTGCCGGTCATGTAGCCCGTCCCGGCAACGATGCCGAGTTGGCATTCCGTTTTGCTCATCGTGAGGTGAGAACCTGTTTACCCCATCCGGACATTGATGTTTGGCTAGCGCGGCGCTATTCTATCTCGGTGAGTGACATCCACCGTCTTCAGGCTCTTTTCGCTTCTGCATCCCTGTGTTCCACTGTCGATGATGCTGCGTTAGACGCAATCATCGCTGTGGACTGTGTGTAAATTTTCTCCAACTTCTGGCGCAGAAACTGGTACCTCTTTTCATGCTAGTTGGGTGTGCTGACCGCCACCCCGCCCATCAGGTCGAGTTCTAATATAACAGACATTGTTCCTTAGGGAATACCTTTTGCTGGAATCTAATTCCAGTATCCCCATTGTCCCACTTTCTCCTTCCAACCCCGGTACCTGGTCTTGTTTCAACGCATGGCCATGGCTCTTATTCTCGGCGCTTTGGCTGCTGCTGCTCCTCATTTGGTTACTCTTGTTGCTACGATCGGTGCAGCTGCAGCAACCGTCTTTGTCGAAAGAAAACTCGAAGCTACTCTCAAGCCCGATGGCGAGCAGAAGAAGCTCATTCGAGGAGCTGTCCGAAAGGCGGTAGCCAACGCTGAGAAAGATGTCAAGACTGAACGTGTTAAGCAGGCCCTCCCCAAGTCACCCGCTGCTCTCAAGGTGCGGGTTGATGCTGCCAAGAGTAACATTGCCAAATGGCACGATCGTTGCGTTCTGCCGATCGCCGCCAAGCATGTTGTCGACGGCAAACTCATTTTGAACAATCCCAAGCAGCCGCGTCTGAAATCATCGGACGTTGCCCCCCCTCCCATGCCGGAGGTGCCCAAAAGGGGCGGCCCTAGTCTTGCATCACAAGTCAAGTGGGGCCAGCCCGTTCCAAACCGCACTCAAGTGCGCTCTAGGGCCTTCGACACGTACAAGGGGTGGAAAGCTGCCCAGCGATTTGTTCAACATTCGAAAATCCCCAAGCTCCACCTTGGTTCGTCGGGGGTTTCACATGAGTATGCTGGCTTCCTGGTTGGCTCTCGACGTCCACAGGCTGCTCCAACGTCACAGTCCTGGCAGATCCACCAGACTGGCGCTTATATGCAAACCTACACCGCGGGTGGCAATTCATACTTGCGTGTCAAACACCGCGAGCTCATTGGGGGTATCATTGGCGCTTCCCCTTTCACTGTCACATCCGATGCCATCCAACCTGGACTGGCCACTTCTTTCCCATGGCTGTCGACCATTGCAACTGCGTTCGAATCATACGGGTTCAATTCGTTGTCGTATCTCTTTTGTACGTCACAGTCCACAGCCACTGCTGGTGCCGTCTATGCTGCCACCGACCCTGACCCCCTGGACGAGATTCCGGGGAGTGCTGGTGATTTCATGGATCTGGACACTGCGTGCCGTGGACCGGCTTGGGATATTGATCTGGTCTATCACGTTCCTAGTAGCGTGTTGCACAGGATGGAGGGTCCCGCCCCATACCTTGTCCGTTCTGGAGCGAATGCTCATGATCTTTCCATTACCGATACCGGCACTCTTCTCATTGCTACTCAAGGTTCTGCAGCTGCTACTGGCAGTCTCGGCGAGCTTTACGCAGAATATGATATTACGTTTGCGACCCCCCACTTCACTGGTGATGCTCAGTCTTCCGATATAGTTGGCATGTTCAACGTTACCGGAAGCAACATTAAGGTGTCTTGGTCCCAGGTCAATGCTGCTAATACCAACAAGCGTTATGGCCCGGCCGTTCTCGGCTTGTCAGCGGTCGATCCTGATCTCACGGTGCAAGATGTCATCCTTAATTACAACTCTGGTGTTCCAAAGGTGACCTTTAATCGTGGGGGGTATTATTTGTTCAAGGTGCGCGGGGTCGGCACTGGCGTCGCCTGTACGGTGACCTCGGTCATGATCAATTCACGGTCTGGGCCTTCTTCGGTTGCTGATGTGAATGCTGCCGGCACGGCTGTTGACACAGTGATCAACGACAACATTGCCAATGCTTGGGTGTCCTTCTTGCCTGGGGATTATGTGACCATAGATATGTCTGGGTCCACTACACTGACCAGTGTGAATTTCACGGTCATTGCACTCACCACTGCTCCACAAAAGCGCTACGGTAGCTTTGGTGGTGGCCCACGCGGGGTCCAACCCCGCATGCGCCCGCCCCCTGAGCCCGCGGTTGAGGACATAGACGATTCTGTGCCCCGCTTTCCCGAAGATCGGGCCACTGTGTCTCGTGACATGTGGACTTACGGTTTTCCCGGCGGTGATCAAATGATCGACCATATGGTTGAAACTCACTCTGAGCTCAATGAAAGTGATCGAAACGCCCGTGACACGTCAGCCAATCACATCTACTCACTGTTCAATCGCAACGATAAGTTGCGCAAGAAGGGCATCACCCATGCACGTATGACGTCCAATGATCTCCGTGATTACAACGATTCTGTGCTGGTCGAAGCTGCCTCTGCTCCTACCCCTGTGGTCCAGCGTGTTGCTGACATTGAGCGCATGTCTGTTGCCTCTCGAGCTAGTGCTGGCTCCAAGGGATAGTGTTCCCACCTCAACGTCTGTACATTAAAACAAAAATTTGAAAATTGAAAAACGCAAAAACAAGGTCTTCCGCTTATTCTCATGTTAGCTATAGGCCGGGGGGCTATCTTTAGCCCACGGGTGTAGTGCCCCCGCAACTTCCCGAGTCACTTGATGTACACCCTCCTTTCGAGGCTGTTACGCGTGTATGCGGTTTCCAGCTTCTTCTGTCCTAGTCGCTGAACACTTCCGGATTGGCCTCCGGACACGTAAACGCCTAGCCCTCCGCACAGCCTTCCCCGACCTGTGCGTTACCAAACCTCGGGTGAGCAGGCTGGTTAGTGCCAGCAGGCCGACGTTTCGAC